CCTGTCCTAGCGCTTCTCCCCGCCCTCGCCTCGGGCCAGCTGGCCCTCCCCCTGGGGCAGAGTGCCCCGGCGCTCCCGAGGCGCATCCTAGAGCCAGCAGCGGGGAAGGGCGCGATCGTGCGCGTCTTGCTCGGGGCGGGCGCGGAGCGCGTCACCGCGGTCGAGGTCGACCCCGCCCGGGAGGCGGAGCTACGCGGGCTCGGGCCCCGGGTGCGCTCGACGTGCGCCGACTTCCTCGCGGCCGACCCCCTTTCGCTCGCGGCCGACCTCGTCATCACCAACCCTCCGTTCTCCCGGGCGGAGGCGTTCGTCCGCCACGCGCTCGCGGCGACTGCGCCCGGGGGAACGACAGCGCTTCTTCTCCGCCTCTCGTTCCTCGCGGGCGGGAAGCGCGCCGCGCTTTTCCGCGCGAGCCCTCCCGATATCTACGTCCTCTCCACGCGCCCTTCGTTCGCCGCGGTCGTCACGTGTGCTGCGGACGCCGACGACTGCGGGTGGAAAGGCGTATTCGATATCGGCTCGCCTACTCCGAAGAAGTGCCCCGCGTGCGGGGGGCCGGTATCGAAAAGCACGAGCGACTCTAGCGAATACGCCTGGTTTGTCTGGGGCCCCGGGAGAGGGAACCGCTGGCACGTGCTTAGTAAGCCGTGACGCCGATTCCGCGTAAGTGCGGGGGATGGACTCCGACGCAAGCGGGCGCGAGGAAGCCCGATGGCTCTGGGGGCTCTGGCACGAGGCGCGGGAGGCGCGCGATGTAGAGATCGCGCGCCTCGACGCGAAAGCGGACGAGGCGCTCGTCGGTTCGGCGACCGCTGGGCAACGGGCGCGCGCCCGGGACGACGCGGAGGGGAAGCGGGAGGCCGTCCGCCTCCGTGCGGAAGCGTTGCTCCGGGCGATATCCCAAGAGCTAGAAACCGTCGCGGCGTGGACCGCGCCGCGCCCGGGAGGCGAGACGGGCGCGTGGTTCCCGGTCCGCACGTACCTCACCCGTACGTACCGAGGGGAAGCGTCCGACCCGGAGGCCGCGGCGTACGCGGGCGCGGTGCTCGTCGCGGAGGCCGCGCGCGAGCTAGCCGGTATCGAGGCGGACGTTGTGCGCACGGACGAGGGGAGCACCGCTCGTGCCTTCGTCGCGGAGCCGCTGGACGTCGAGCTACTCCGGGCGGACCGCTACGCGCTGCCCGATGCGGAGCGCGTTCGCCGTCTTCGCGGGAGGGGTATTGACCCCGCGCTCTTTCACCCGCTCCACGTCGCTTTCGAGGCGCGTAAGGGATGGGTATGAGGCCGAACGTCTTTCTCCTCCCCCACGACGGGGGGCCCCGGGTGCGGCTCGTGCTCGCGTTCAAGGAAGCGGACCACGCCACCGTCGAAGGTGAGCCGCCGTGCCCGGAGTGCGGCGCGAAGGTGTGGGGCGTGCAGGGGTCGGGCTCGCGTCCGTCGGCCGACGATCGCGCGTACGAGGCGGACGGATATGCGACGTGCTGTAAGGCGCGCGTCGGGACTATCCGATTCGAGCCGGATACCCTATTCGGCGTCCGGGAGGACAGGGCTGTCTTGCAGGGGCGTTGCCGCGTGTACTAGGCTCGCAAGCAACGCGAGGAACGAAAGCGACGAGAGGAGAGCGAGAATGGGAAGCGACCAGGTGAAAAGCTACGGGGCAGCGCGACGGGTCGAGGGGCTCTGGTTCGATCCGGACGACCTCATCATCGTCACCGACAAGGGCCACGCCCTCTACGACCCGCGCGTCCGCCTCGATATCGACGAGGCGATGGTCGCGAGCATCATGGCCGCGGAGGGCGGAGGGGTGCATGTTCCGATCCTCGTCGTGAAGGACGGGGAGGAATCGGACGGGACGCCGCGCGTCCTCGTCGTGGACGGGCGGCAGCGCGTGCGGAATGCGCGCGAAGCGAATGCGCGCCTGAAGAAGCTCGGGCGCCCGCCGGTGCTCGTGCCTGCGATTCCGCGCCGCGGCGATATCGGAGACCTCGCCGGGCTCGGGATGCTCGTCAACGAGATACGCAAGGCGGACCCCCCGCTCGTGCGCGCGGGGAAGATGCAACACCTGCTGGATATCGGGCAGGACCTCTCGGCGGTCGCGCTCGTCTTCGGGGTCGACCCCCAGACGGTCAAGAACACCGTGAAGCTTCTCGGTCTCTCCCGAAAGGCGCGCGCCACGGTCAAAAGCAGAGCGCTCCCCGTCGACGTCGCGCGCAAGCTCGCGGTGCTTCCCGCCGACGAGCAAGACGCGAAGCTCGCGGAGCTTGCGGAGGCGGGCACGCTCCGCGGGCGCGCGGCATCGGAGAGCGTCGAGCGGACGGTGGGCGACCGCGGTCGCACGCGTGCGAAGCGCCAGACCATGCGCGCCTATCGCGACGCCGCGGACGTTCTCGGTATGCTGACCGCGGCCCAGAAGTCGGACGACAACAAGGACCGGCGCGCGTGGCGCGCGCTCGTGCTCAACGTGCTCCGGTGGACGATGGGCGAGGACGTCCCCGAGGCGGTCGACGCGTTCGATCAGCTTCGCACGATCGTGGATGCGAAGACCTCGCCCGCGGGCTAGGCGTGCTCCTCGGATTCCTTCGGACCGACCCCCTTTCGCGCGCGCGCTCCGCCGAGCAAGACGGCAAGCGCGCGCGGTCGTGCTTATCCGCCCTCTCGCTGTCCCCGAAGTGCCCGCGCGCGCCCTCTCCGCGGAGGCGGTCGACGCACGGCGCGCCGACCTCGCGCGCGAGGACGAGGCGTTTCTCGCGTGGGCCCGCGAAGTGCTCGCGGCGGAGACGATCGACGTATGACGAGATATCAAAGCTGGGTCTGGGACCGGCTAGAGAAGACGCCCCGCGGCGCGCGCGTCGTTCTAACCGCGTTCGATATCGACGAGCTATCTGACCTCGGGCCGGGCGTGCGTCGGCACTTCGTCCGCGTGGGCGAGAAGGTCGAGGCGCCGCGGTGGCTGCTTCTTCTCGCCGTCCTGCACCGGAGCCCCGCGAAGCTCAACCGCGCGTTGCCGTGGCCGAAGGTCTGGGAGGCCGTGCGCACGCGGGATGACTGGTGCGACGCGTGGCACCTTTTCGTAGAGTCGCACTACCCCGGAAAGGATAAGTTCAAATGGCGGAGGTTCCGATACTGGCTACACGAGACGCTGGGCCCGGTGAAGCTCGGGAGGGGGTGGACCGGGGTGTTCATGAAAGGGCTATAGATATCCTCTCGCTACATACGCCGCTGGGGCTCGACGTGCGGAAGCACATCGACCTTTTCCGGCGCGACCCGGAGTTGACGCGGGCGTTCGTAGCGTTCGTCGATATCCGCGCGGGCGCCGAGCGGCGGGCGCATCGTCCGGAGCAGTACGTCACCGAGTTTCTTTCGCGGGAGATCGGGTACGCGTTCTCCCTGCTGGGGGGCGTGCGTTGCGTCCGTCGCGACGGGCTCCGTCAAGACGTCTTCGATACCGAGCACGAGGCCGCGGAGTGGGGGCTGACCGTGCTCCGCGATCGGCTCGACGCCGCACACGAGAGCGTGCTCCGCGCGGAGCAGAACCGCGCCGCTGCGCTCGACGCGTGCCTCGCGTTGCGCCGTGCGCACCCGGGGCTCTAGCCCTCGCGTAAGGGAGGGAGGTGCCCCTCCTTCTTGTCGACCCCGGAGAGCCGCTCGTGCGCGTGAAGTCGCTGCACGCTACGCGGCTTTTCTCGCTTTACGGTATCGAGCTACCGCGTATCGCGCGAGGTCGATGGGCCGGGTTCTCGGAAGCCCCGGCGTGGGTTGAGCGCCTCATCCTGGTCGACCGCATCGTGTGCGCGTACGGGAACCAATATCGAATCGACTGGGCTGCGGTGTGGGAGCGCGTGCTCGCGGACCCCGGGTTCGGTCGCGCCCTCGTCGCCCTCGCCGATATCGCGGACACCGCCTCCGCGTTCTCGCCAGCGTCTTCGGATGCGCTGAGCTACGGGCGCGCGCTCGTCTCCGTCGCGCCGCTACTGCCCGACGCGCCGCATGTGACGTACGAGGCGGAACCGCCCGCCCCGGGGCACGACCCGCTCCTCGTGTTACCCTCGTACCGGAGGCCCCTTAGCGGATTCGAGATCCGCGTAAGGTTCGCGGTATGAGGGAAGTGTGAACCGGAAGAAGCGCACCCGAGCCCATCGGCGGTGCACGTGCTCCGCGTACCCGTTCCCGCACCGCCCGCACGGGGGGAAGTGCCGCGCCCCCGAGGCGCGTGTCGCCGTGCGCGTCGACGGGGCGTGTCGTCGGGAGGGTGCGCGCGGGCCGGTGAAGCATTGTGCCGCGTGCCGTCCCGGGCGCCCTCTATGCAAGTTCCGTCGGGCGGGCGCGTACACGACGGGGAAGCGGAAAGGCGCGCCCCAGACGTGCTACTGCGACGCCTATCACTATCCGCACCGGTGGGGCGGGGCGCTATGCGGGGGAGGTGCCCCTGACCCGGTCGCGGTGTACGAGGCGCTGGAGAGGTCGGTCCGGAGGCGGCGGGGGTGATATCCTCTGGCGCTATGCCGAACCCCCCGCGCGTTGTCGTGCTGGACGACCCCGGGGAAGCGGAAGGGACGCTCTGGGTCGACGTCGAGCTTACGGTCCCCGATGCCGTCGGCCGCGCCGTGCTCGGGTATGGGCTCCCCGCGTACGAGAGCGATTCCGCCTATGCGAACGCGATGGTGGTGCCGCGGTGGGCGCTTCGCCTGTACGAGCTTCGCGCCCTCGAAGAAGCGCGGCCGTACCTTTCGACGGGGCGCGTAAGAGACCGGGCGAGCGGGCCCGAGGTCGACTGGGCACGCGTTGTTGAGGCGGTGCTCTCTGAGCCCGAAACGAAAGGCGCGATCGTCGTGGCGGTGTACCTTGCGAAGACGCACGCGGAGGCGCTCCGCTTTCTGGCTAGCCTATTCCCAGCGGAGGCGGACACGTGACGCGTACGGATAGGGACTACCGGGGCCGCTTCAAGAGCGCGGACGACGATCGGCTTTCTAGGGTCGGCGGTTCGGAGCTGGATAGCCTATACCCCGGCGGCGCGGTCGATATCTTTCCGGACTACAACCTCTGGGCGGAGGCGGTTCAGAATCGGGATAGGTACTGCAAGGCGTTCTACGGTCTCGTGATACGCAAGCGATCGGACGGCCGCGCCTACTTCCTACCCTCCCACGTGTGGAGCGCGGCGCTCCTAGTCGATAGGGAGCAGCGGCAGCTTAGGTGCTGGCTCGCTGAGTATGCGTATCGGCACGGGGAGGCGGGTTACCTCGCGTGCGTCGCGGTCAACGATATGTTTTCCTTTTCCGCGTCGCTCGACCGCTTCGAGGCGCTCCGCGACCTCGTCGGTCCGCGTACGACCGGGCAAGACGCGGCGCCGCAAGGTGAGCTAGGATGCGGAGCATGAAGCACGCGGTCCGCGTTTACCGATTGCCGTACGGCGCCCCGCCCGCGCCTTCCCCCGTGCCCCCCGCCGCGCCGGTCGAGGAGCGCGGCTTCGACGTCGAGGGCAACGCGGCCGAGGCGCGCGCGGCGATCATGGCGCGTTTCGGCAAGCTCGGGGAGCGGGTGCGGAGCCTTTCGCATACGGTCGGCGGGGGCTTCGCTGTGGTGCTCTATCGGAAGGGGTTAGCCGTGGACGAGAAGGATACCGAGGCTTCTGTCGAGCGGCGCGTCGCGACCGCCAAGGCGCACTTCTTCGGGGCGGCCGACCGTGCGCCCCCGGCGATGTCGAACGCGATGACGGGGGTGGACGACGCGGACCGTCTATTCAACCTGTCGGGTGCGATCGAACCGCCCTATCCGCCGCAAACGCTCGTGTCGCTATTCGAGCACTCGAATAGCCTGCGCCAGAACGTCGACGCGTACGCTACGAACATCGACGGGTTCGGCCATCGCTTCGAGCCGGTAATCGACTTCGACGATCCGGATGCGGACGAGCGCGTCGCCCAGTCCATCTACGAGGAACGCCGGGAGCGGCTCGCGTCGCCCGCGACGCCCCCCACGTCCGCGTCGGCGCTATTCCCTACCCCCGAGGAAGTCGCGGAGCGCAAGCGGGAGCTTGCCACTCTCATGCGGGAGGAGCGCGTCCGCCTCGACCGCTTCTTCGAGTTTGCTTGCGAGGATATGTCTTTCTCCACGCTGCGCCGGAGGCTCCGTACCGATTACGAGATCCTGGGCAACGCGTATATGGAGGTTCTCCGCAACTCGGCGGGGGAGGTGTCGGAGTTTTCCTACCTCCCAGCGTTCACGATGCGGCTCACGCGTCAGGATGCGCTACCGACGGGCGTGAACGTGCGGAGGAAGGTATCGGAGATTGATTACCGCACGGTGCCGCGGCGCCGTTACTTCCGTCGTCTCGTGCAAGTCTTCGAGGGGCGTACCGTCTTCTTCAAGGAGCTAGGCGACCCGCGCGTGATCTCCGCGAAGACGGGCGCGGCATTCGAGAGCCTCGACAAGATGCGCGCGAAGGAGCCCGACGCGCACCCAGCGACGGAGGTCATTCACTTTCGCGTGCACACCTCGCGGAGCGCATACGGTATCCCGCGGTGGATCGGGAATCTGCTCTCCGTTCTCGGGTCGCGGCAAGCGGAGGAGATCAACCACGCCTACTTCGAGAACAAGAGCGTCCCCCCGCTCGCGGTGCTCGTCTCCGGGGGCAAGCTCTCCCCCGACTCCGTCGGGCGCCTCGAAAAGTTCTTCGAGACGAACATCAAGGGTTCGCACAACTTCCACAAGGTTCTCATCATCGAGGCGGAGGGGGAGGGGAATAGCGCTACGCTCGACGGCTCCGGCGCGTCCGGTATGCGAATCGAGTTGAAGCCGCTAACGGACGCCCAGCAGAAGGACGCCCTGTTCCTCGAATACGACGAGCGGAATATGGACAAGGTCGCTATGTCCTTCCGCCTTCCGCGTCTTCTCCGCGGCGATATCCGAGACTTCAACCGCGCCACCGCGGAGGCCGCGCTCGACTTCGCCGAACAGCAGGTGTTCGCGCCGGAGCGGGAGGAGTTTGACTTCATCCTGAATCGGAAGCTTCTCGGGGATCTGGGCGTGCGCTTCTGGCGCTTCCAGAGCAACGCGCCGTCCGTGCAAGACCCGCAAGCTCTCGCGGGTATCATCAAGGACCTTACCCTCGCCGGTATCCTTACCCCCGAGGAAGCGCGGCAACTCACGCAGGGCGTATTCAATAAGGAGCTTGCGCGGCTCGACGCCGCGTGGACGCGCCAGCCGCTCTCGCTCACGCTCGCCGGGCTCGCCTCGGAAGAGGAAGGCGGGGAGCAACTCTACACCGGAGACGATGAGCCGCTCGGGGCGCGCCGCGCTTCCTCGTTCCAGGTCACGCGTACGGCGATGGGCGCGGTCGTGACGGTGAACGAGGCGCGTGCGTCTTATGGGATGGGCCCGAAGCTTCTTCCGGACGGCACGCCCGACCCGGACGGAGAGTTGACCCTCGCGGAGTTTTCCTCGCGCGTGCGCTCGGGCGCCGCGCCGACTGCTCCCGCGGAGAAAGGCACCGGCGTCAACGTCGACCTCGACGCGTTCGTTCGGGATGGGGGCGCCTCGCTTGCTCTCGGGGGAGGCGTGCGCGCGAAGCGGCGCGGAACCGATCCGGTGCGCGTCGCCGATACCGTCCTCCGGATGCGTGACGCGCTTCGGGACGCGGAGGCGCGCGCGGCCACGCGGGAGTTTCTTCTCGCGAAGGCGGACAGCTACCGCGACTCGGGCGAGCCCGTGCCCCCCGCGCTTCTCGCACGGCTCCGGGCGCTAGGCGACGCGTGAACGTTCGGCGGTCGGCGGTTCTCCGCGCGGCGGTCGACGCGGCGGACGAGGTGCTCTCGTACCTCGCCCGCCCCGTCTTCAAGGCGCTCGACCCGACCGACCCGAACGACATTCTGGTTATCTCGAAGCAACTGGCCGACGCCCTGAAGGCGACGACGAAGGGCACCGCGGGAAGCGCTCTCCGTAAGGCTATCGACGCGCTCGATATCGACTGGCCGAACGCGAGCGCGTCGCAGAAGGACGCGGTATTCAAGGCGGCGAAAGACGCGGTCGCGGGTATCCCCCGCGGCGTCTTGCCGCAGATCAAGAACGCCTTCGTCATCCACGGCACGCGCGTCATCAACGGGACGAAGCAGGCCGTCAGCGAGGAGTACAAGCTCAATATCGGTACGACGTTCACGAAGCAGGACGCGCGCATCGTCGACTATTCGGCTACCGCGCAAACGAACTACATTCGCGACGAGTACGGGAAGCGCGCGTCTAACTTCGACCACATCGCGCGGAGCGTCGTTGCCGCGGGGCTCGATAAGGGTTACGACAAATACGAGATCGGAAAGCGGCTAGAGTCGAAGCTCGCGGACTTCGGTATCGCGCGGGAGCGGTCGTACTGGCAGATGATCGCGCAAGTGCACACGATGCGCGCGCGCACCTACGGCGCGCTATCCGGGTACGCGGACGCGGGCGTCGAGCAATATCAGTTTCAGGCGGTGCTCGACGAGGTCACGACCCCCCAGTGCCGCTTCATGCACAACCGGACGTTCTCGGTATCGAAGGGGCTTAGCCGTTACGTCGAAGCGAACGGCGCGCCGAACCCGGAGGACGTGCGCGTCACGATGCCCTGGGTCAACGCCGGGAAGGACGACAAGGGGAATGAGATTCTCTACTACAAGGACGGCGGAGGGAATCGGGTAAAGATCGCCTCGGTTACTCAGAACGCATCGGGCAAGGTCGACGAGGTCGGAAGCTTCTCCAGTAGGCATACCGACGCGAGCCTCGACAAGCTGGGGGTCACGATGCCCCCGATTCACGCTAACTGCCGTAGCACGGTCATCCCGATCGTTGATTCGATATCGACGGCTCGCGCCCCGAGTAGCTCGTACGAGGGCGGGGGGACGCCGTTCCGCCCGGAGCCCGGCAACATCGACGAGCCCCCGCGCTACGCCGCGCCGATCCCTCCCGAGGCCCCGCCGATTCCGCGCTCGCAAGACGCCGCTCCCGCAGCGTTCTACCCGGGGCCGGTCGACGAGGGGCCGCGCCCGATTCCCGTTGCGCCGACCCCCCCGCCGATTCCGCGCTCGCAAGACGACGCGGGCGGCTTCGTCTTCACGCCTGGGCCGATCGACGCCGGGCCGCGCCCCATCCCCGTCGCGCCGACTCCGCCCCCGATTCCGCGCTCGCAAGAGCCAGCCGCGGCGGTCTTCGTCCCGGGCCCCGTCGATACCACGCGCCCCGTCGCCGCTCCGCCGAAACCGAAGGGGCTAACGCCTTCCCAGTCGAAGGCGTTTGACCTTCTCGTCGCGTCGGGAAACAAGGGGCTCACCGCGGGAACGAAACCCGGTCAGGTGCACCCGATGGCCGCGAACGCGCTCATCCAGCAAGGTGTCGCTCAATACGAGGTGCAGGCGGACGGCTCGAAGATCCTCGTATTGAAACCGGATCAGCCGGAGGTCGCCCCCAAGGTTCCGAAGCACCCGCCGAAACCGAAGAAGCCGAAGAAGCCGCTACCGGAAGTGCCGGCTATCCCGCGTTCGCAGGACGCGGCCCCGGCGGTCTTCTACCCCGATACGCAACAGGAGCCCCGCGTTGTCGGAGCGATCGTTACGCCGGACCCGACGAAGGCGCCCCCCGCGCCTCCGCCCCCGCCCGCCGTGCTGACCTCCGCGGATATCCTCGGCCAGAAGGTCGGACAGCAGGGCGGAAGCAACGCGGGCGGAGTCTACGTCGGGAAGGACGGCGTCGAGCGCTACGTGAAGTTCTATACCGACCCGGCGCAAGCGGCTGGCGAGCACCTCGCCAACAAGATGTACGCCGACCTCGGGCACGGCGCGCTGACGTCGTGGACCTTCGACTTCGCAGGCGACCCGCTCAACAAGCTCCCGGCCGGTACGGCGTACGCGTCGGAAATGCTCGTCGGCGCGAAGCCGATCGGGAGCCTAAGCGCCCTCTCGAAGGAAGACGCGAAACAGTTTATGAAGGGGTTCGTTGCTGACGTCCTCGTCGGTAACTGGGACGCCGTCGGGATGACGTACGACAATATCGTACGCACGGCGGACGGTAAGATTATCCGTATCGATAACGGCGGATCGTTCCTTCTCCGCGCGAAGAACGGGCGGAAGAAGGACGTTGTCCTCAACGCGATTACGGAGTGGGAGGGATTCTTCAGCCAGTCCCTCAACTCGCAGTACGCGGGTGTCGCGGGGAAGGCGGGCGTCTTCTCTCCGGCGGACTTCCACAAGGAGGTTATCAAGCAGATCGATGACGTCGTCGCGCTAAGGAAAGCGCACGGCGGCTGGGCCGCGTATGTCGATAAGATCGCCCCGCCCTCGCTACCCGCGGCGGACCGGAAGGCGATGGTCAATATGCTAGAGAGCCGGACGAAGCTCCTAGAGGAAAAGCGTAAGGAGCTAAAGAACGTCGGAAAGAAGCCCAAGAATCAGTTCGTCGACCCCGCGACGATTCCTAACCGAACCGTAAGGCCGGCAGAGTTGAAATGGTACGAACCGACTAAGTCGGGGGCACCCTTCCAGAAGGGGCTAAAGCTCGAAGACCTACCAGAGTCGCTTCCACCGCCTCGGTACTACGACGGGAAGCGCGGCGCTGTCCCGGACGGTAAGGGCGGGTTCCGTAAGGTCAACACTCCCGCCGAATGGAGTAACTACCCCGGCGCCAGACAGACGGCTATCGACTTCACGGACGGCACGTATTACTTCCAGCGCCTCGTCGAGGACAATACGGACGAGGAGCTTAGGAAACAGGGGCATTCGCAGTCGAAGATCGACGCCGAACGAAAGAAGATCGCGGAGCTTCGCGCGGCCCTAGAGGTACTCCCGAAGGAACCGGGTACCGTCTACCGCGGTATCAAAGGGCTCCCGAAGGAGGCGATCGACAAAGTTCTCAACGGCGACGGTATCGTTCGCCTTGCCATCAACGGGGGAGCTACGACCTCCTCGTCGTTCAACCCGGACGTATCGTATAACTGGGCCGGCCAGGACGGAACGCACGGGCCAGATCGGGATTACAAGATTGTATACGTCATCCACCAGCGAAGCGGCGTTGCTGTCAAGGGTATCTCGAATGTGTCTAGTGAGGACGAGATCCTCCTCCATAAGGATATGGTCTTCAAGGTAAGGTCGGTTTCGAGGCGCGCGGGAAACAAGCGCGTCCTCGTGCTGGAGATTGACGAGATCGTGCCCGACGAGAACAACCCCGCTCCGCCGCGTAAGGACGAAGACGAGGACGAATGAGGTACGAACAGGCGCCGGTGCGAATCGAGCCAGAATGGCCGGAGTACGGAGTTCACCACCCGTCGGGGAAGAACGTTCGGCTGTCGGAAGTCGAGTCCACGATCGATATCTTCGATCGGTCGGATATCCGGGTCACTCTCCCGGACGGAACAGTGATCCGCCCGTGGCGATACGCTGCGATCCTCGGTTACGACGATGATGGAAACTTCGTGGGGGCGATGTGACGCGCGCCCGCCTTCGCGGCCTGGGCCTATCGGACGCCGACCTCGTCTCCGCAGCGCTAGCCGAGTTTGGGGAGAGTATCGATATACCCGACGACGACTCGGCGAAAGCTCGATACCAGCGCGGTGTCCTGTACGAGCGGCTCACGCACCGGTGGTACGACCCGGGCGACGTTCCGCGTCGCGGCCGCTTACCGACCCCCTGGCCTTTCGACTCTTGCCGCGCTAGCGTCGCGGCATGGGTATCGACGCTAAGGGTACGCTCGCGGCTCTCGTTTCCGAGGACCGCGTTCAAGAGGTCGAGGCCGCGTTCACGCGCGTGCTCGCGCGCTCCTTCGTCTCGCACCCGGTCGCGAATCGGACGACGGCGGAGGTGAAGCGGCGATTCGAGATCGTCGTCCGAATCTTCGCTACCCTCCGCGCGGACGCGAAGTGGTCGGTCCCGCGGTGCATCGACCACCTGGGCCCGTACCTTCGATGCGAGCTAGACGGGGTGGCCTGGGAACCGTCGAAGCGTAGTGTCTGGCTCCCCGGGGAGACGTCGTGATATCGTAGCTTCGTCAACCCCCCAGACGAGGTACGAACGAACATGACGACGCAGACGAGCATTACGGCCGCCCTCTCGGCGCTACTTGCGAAGACGGAGGGTCCGGAGGAAGGTGACGCGCCCGCGGTGCAGGTTGCGAAGATCCTCCGCTCGGTCGCCGGTGCGCTGGTCGCGCTCGTCTCGAAGATCGACGCGGGCGAGCCCCCCGCTGATGCCGCCGCGATCCTGAAGGACGCGGCGACGACGCTGGCGGGCGCGTCGGCGGAGGCCGCGCGCTTCGAGGTCGTGAAGGTCGACCTCGACCCGTACACCGCGCGGAGCGCGACGCTCAGCGCGCTATGCGATGCGGCGTGGAAGCTCCGATCGGCGATCGAACGAAACGACCTCGCCGCGGCGGGGCAGGAGATGACGGCGATGAAGACCATGATCGATTCCCTTTCCTCGATGGCGTCCGGTGCGGGCGCCCCTACGGCGGAGACCACGAAGGTTGCCGTCACCCCCGACACCGTCGCCTCGTGGGCCACCGACCAGGTGAAGCGCGCGGAGGCGGAGGAGCCCGCCGCGGCCCAGAAGCGTCTCGCGCACGTCGCGAAGGTGCTGTCCGAGGTCCGCAAGTTCGCGTGGGAGTCGGACGGCACCGGCTACGTCAAGCCCCTCGCCGTCGAGATGATGACCGCCTACGCGCCGCTCGGCGACGCCAAGATGGATATCACGCGCACCTCCGACCAGAGCGCGACGGACGGCCCGGCGGTCGGAAGCGGAAGCGCTCCCGCGGCGGACACCGTCTCGTACAACGGCCAGGTCCAGAAGGCGCTCTCGGGTATGCACGAGGCCGTCCAGAAGGCGGCCACGCTTCTCGTCCCGAGGCGCGAGGACGCGGCGAGCACGGACGGGTTCGCGTGGCCCCTCGATATGACCCGCGGCATCGACAACGAGCCCGCGCCGGAGAGCCCCGAGGCGCTCCTCCTTCGGAAGCGCGATCCGCTGTCGGACTGGGGCCGGGACCCGCGCTTACCCGCGGCCCCTAGGCTACCTCCCGCACGTCCCCCGAAAAGGATTCCCCTATGGCTCGTCGCTCCCGCGTGCAGAAGAAGTCCAGCCCTGTCTCCCCTTCGCGTTCGCGTGCCTGCAAGGTCGCGGTTCCCGGGGGGGTACTGGTCGTGGACCTCGTGCCGCGGGGAGCGGCGCTCCCCGTCGACCCCGCGCTCGCGGTGCGGGTCGGCGCGGCGGCGACCTTCGAGCCGGGCGACGTGCGGAAAGTCGACGGCGTCGAGCCGGGCTTCTTCTCCGACGAGCACCGGGAGTTTTTCGTCGGGAAGGGTTCGCCGTTCGGAGCCCCGGGCGTGCTCGTGCTTCGTCGGAAAGAGGGCGCGTGGACGGCGGCGCTCGCCAAGACGTGCCTCCCCTACGTGCTGACGAAGGAAGCGCGCGAGCGCGGTATCGTTCCGCCCGTCGGGGAAAGCTGGTTGCCGTCGACGATGGCGAGCGCGATCCCGGTCGCTCTCCGGTATTGGGAGCAGCCTACGCCCGACCTCGTCAAGCAGACGCGCGATAAGCTCCTCGACTCCGGTATCGTGGACGAGCGGCTCGTGAAGCTCGTCGACGGGGATATCCGTCTGTGCATCGAGCGGCTCTTTCTATACGAGCCCGATGACGCACCGGTCACGATGTCCGCGCCGTCGCTCGCTGACGCGCTCTCGCGAATCTGCTCCGCCGTCCCCGAGGGGGCTTCGGTCGTGCAGCCGATGACCGACGCGGCGGGCTGGGAGGCGGAGGTCACGGACGCCGCGAAGCGTGCGGACGCGCTTCTCGTGCTCTCCGATGCGCGGCCCGGAGGCGACCCCAACGACGTCGTCGCGGCGGTCGTGCAGGCGGACCCCGTCGGGTACTGGCTCGTCGAGCATGACGATACGCCCGCCTCGCGGCTCGCGTTGAAGCGGCTCGGTCCGGTCTTCAAGCTTCGCGCGGAGGGCGCCTCGTCGCGCGTCTTCGTCGCGAGCTTCCCCCCGGGGGACCTCTCCCTCGTCGACTGGGTCGAGGCGGAGGAAGCGGAGCCCGCGCCCGAGCCTACGACGAAAGCGATTGGCGTGCTCCGCCTCGCGAAGGTCGCGCCCCCCGCCGATGCGAACGGGGAACAGCGCTTCGTGCTCGGTGTCGTGCTGGAGCCGGAAGTCGTCGACGCCCAGAAAGATGTATACTCCGCGGACGAGATTCGCGGAACGGCGCATCTGTATATGGAGAGGTTCGGCACGATCAAGCTCATGCACGAGGGGGAGCCGATCAACGACCGGGTCAAGATTCTGGAATCGTACCTCGCTCCGTGCGACTTCGAGATCGGGGAGCAGAAGGTCACGAAGGGCGCGTGGGTGATGGGCGTCCGCGTAGTGGACGACGCACTCTGGGGCGCCGTGAAGAAGGGGGAGCTTACCGGGTTCTCCATCGGCGGCTCCGCCGTGCGGAAGCCGGTAAGCGCTACCTTATTGACACGCGGGCATTCCTGCGGGCACACTTCCGAAAGAACAGATGGCCGACACGACGACGCCGAACGCCCCCGGGGTTCACCGCCTCTCCGATATGCTCGTGGAGGAGGTCTCGCTCGTCGACCGCGGCGCGAACAAGCGAAAGTTCCTGGTCGTGAAGCGAGAGGGAAAGACGATGGCGACTGGCTCCGAGGTCCGACAGAATCCCGACGGTTCGTTCACGGCTACGCCCCCGGGCGGAGCGGCTTCTCCCGCGCCCGCCGCGGCAGCGGCAGCGGCGGCGAACGCCACCGCGAACGCGCCCGCCTCTACGGATAAGGCGGGGCTCTCGCTCACCGCCGATGCCCAGGCCGCGATCAAGGACGTGCTCGCCAAGATCGGGGAGTCGCTCGCCGCCGCGGGCGCGGCGGTCGACGCCGCGGCGCTCGTCGATGACGAGGCGGAAGCGAACTACGGCGACCTCCCGGATCAGCTGATGACCGTCGTGGAGATGGCCGAGGACGTCGCGATGGCGCTGATGGGCGACGAGGAGACGGCGGAGGCCGCGCCCGCGGAGGCCGCGCCCCCGCCCGAGGGTGCGCCCGCTCCGGCCCCCGCGCCCGTCGCCCAGAG